TCTATTGAGTGTCTGTCGTCTCTGAATGATCCATGAGGGATGCAGTTGAGTGGAATTGGGTAATCACCATAGCCGCCTTGTCCATAAACAAAAATGTCTAGATCCTTAAGGTCTTGGAGAATACCATCATCCCATTGACAAATGGTGAAATACGACTTGTCTCTTGGTAAAGCATCTAGCTCTGCCTGTAGTTTAGACATATCATCATTGCCGTAGTCTTTGGAAATGTAATAATTAGTCCAATAAACAGGAAGATAAATTCTGTCGTTAGGTTTTCTTTTTGAATCGTTATATTTAATCCCAAAATACTCTTCAAAAATTATGGCTGAGTCGGGAGGATTCTCATGGTTAGTTGGGACTTGAAATTTTCCAGTCATTTTCTTCCATCCAATATTCAAAAAAGTCTTCTTTTGTAGTACCTCCACGCCCATATATAAAGTGAAAATCATTATGACACTCTATGCAGGTTGTGGCTCCATTATTGATATCAAATCTTTTTTCTGTACACCAGTCATGTCCGTCAAGATGGTGTGCGTTTAATTTCCCACCACGCTTACCGCACACAACGCATGTGTAATCATCTCTCTCAAAAACGGCTTTAGACCATTATTTACTTCTGCCAACTACAGTGCCAAAGGTGGCAAGCAAGACTATAGTCCTTTACGTAATCTTCCCAATTTCCATCGTGACGTTCAGCGGCTGGAAACGGATGAAAGTAATTTGGTGGCCAAAACATGACATCATTAGGACACTCTGTACACTCGAAAATATATTTATTAACTGAGTCGGTTAATGCCCAAGGTCCAGTTTGGTAAAGAGTCCTAGTATGTGGACACTCTATTTCTTCATAACCATCAATAGTTATTCTCTCCAGTATATTTTCTAAGATCTTGTGCTTTGGTGAACACGCCATAAGGCCGTTGTTCAATTGAAAATCCCTCTCCAGACAAATACCGGCAAAGAAATTTACATTTTCAAGATCGGAAAAATCACCAAGACATATAAAATCGATATCTGAATAAATTCCACCAAAATTATAGAGAATGACATACCTAAGTATATCGGACTTCTGACCAAAATTTTTAGCAGATTCAAACATGTCCTTAATTCTATCCTCTTGGACATCCATTATTTTATCAACTTCATCATCGGTCCATACAAATACTTCATGCTTAGGATTGTGTTCTATCCAAGTATCTATATTTGCTTGATATTCTGTTGGTAATTCGCTTCCTAACCATATGAAATGTAGCCTTTTGGGAATGTATCCCTCTTTTTCCTCTTGATTATATATCTTATTGGCTATGAGCCATTTTGTATTTAGTTTTGCATATCTCTCATCGTAGAGTGATGTTGGAACCCAACACGCCTCATAAAAATCAACTTTTTTCATATATCGCATCGCCCCATGATTCTGTTTGCCAAGCTATCTCTGTTCTTTCAAATCCTCTATGCTCCAAGAAATCATCAATTTCCCATATCTTCGCACAATCCTTGTAGATTTCATCTCTGTTTACTTCAACTATCATTCCCTTGATATGCTCAAGATGCTTCTCAGCCCCCTTTAGAACTTCTAATTCATAACCTTGAACATCTATGTTTAAGAAGTTGTATACTGGAAGTTCTCTTATTTCAAGGTTCTCATCAATCCAATCATCAAGTCTCATCACATTGACGTTAATCTTCTCAGTAAACTTTATTTGGGGATGCTCTGTTAGGTGCTTATAAGGTGCCAATAAAGAACTAGAAGCACCAGATCCATTCTCTATACCACCCGGAGATTCTGAAATATACATCTCCATACTACCCTCTATATTTCCAAGTGCATAGTTTACACACTGTTCACCATCAACCATTTTAGCATCTATTATATTGAATAGATTAGGTTGTGGTTCAAATATTATTGTGTTATAAAGATCACAAGCTCTATATTGAGATAATTCTTCACCGACAAATCCACCAATGTGAATTACTCCAGTGACTCCAACTTTGTTTACTATTTTTTGAAAATCAAATATCATCGATATCTTCTCCATTTGGGAAGTTAACCCCAACACCTAAAGCTTCCATAACGTATGCCGTAGATACAGTTGCCCCATAAATAAAACCATTAGCGACTTGCTTGTTATCAAATAATATACAGCTCCAACCATCTCTATAGTTTTGCATAACTAACACATTGGAGTCGCTATATTCTTCGATTGTCTCATCCGGTATGTCAACCTCTTGTGGAGTCCTAGACATTCTGTAAAAAGAGTGGCCACTTCTCAGATCTTCAAGTGTTATCTCTTTACTGTCGTCTTTTTTCATTGACTTTAAATCAACTTTATAGTAAATCATATTTTCTCCACATAAGAAAGAAGGTCTAGCTCTTGGTGGGGTGATACTATATCGGGCATATCTTTTACTAAATTATCTAGGTTAATTCTGTACCCATCCTCAAATAATAGTAGAGCTTTTTCTGGGGATATCGGATATTTATCACCGCTTCTGTTTTTTGCAACATTCTGAACCCTGTTGTTTGGGCTATTAACTACGTGACTATATTTATCACAAGCCATGATTGCTGGAACTTCAAACCAAAATCTTTGCAATATACTCTCCAAATCATTAGGAGTATGCTTACATCTAAATGTTAAGTCAGTTTTGCAATTCTTTAACCAAGATGTTATTTCTTCCATGATGGGTTTTATGAGTTCTTTTCGGAACATGTGACCATCTACAGACAAGGCATAAGAAAAATATCCACCAGTAGGGATTGATGTTCTATTCCACTTAAATATGTTGTTTGAGCAAGGAAAAAAGTTGGGGATATTGTCATCTACCAGCTTTCCGTCACCTCGGTCTCTTTTGGATATATTAAGCCCCAACCTCAGAGATAAGCAGCATGAGTCACCAAATACGTCATTGATTATTTCTTCCTTAAAAAGATGCCCAGCATAACTAAAAACGATATCATCATCAGTAAAGAAAGTGATATAATCAGAGGTAAAAGCATCAATAACTTCATCAAAAAGACTCCCTTTTTGTTGTATGAACTGTACTTTTGGGTGGTATTGCTTAAGTTGTTCATACGCCTCTCTATATGGTTTTTCAGCTTTGTATATTACTGAGCTATTATTTACCCAGTTTTTCTCAATACTTTTAAGTGTGAGATCGAGTTGTAGTGGTCTATCTTTTGAAAATATTATGTTTTGCATATTCAATGGTTTTCTCAAGTCCCTGCTCCAGTGTTATTTTTGGGTCAAAATTAAGATAGTACTTAGCCTTGGATATATCGAGAACTCGCCTTGGCTGTCCATCTGGCTCACTTGAATTATAGAAGATTGACCCTTGATAATCCATTTTTTTACAGATAATTTCAGATAATTCCACAATTTTTGTCTCAACACCTGTACCGATGTTTATTGGCTCTGGCGGCAGTTCCGCATCTAACGCTGAAATAATAGCATCAACCAAGTCATCCACATAGAGAAAGTCTCTGGTTGCCTCTCCGGTTCCCCAAAGTTCTATTTTGTGGTCTCCACTCCCTTTTGCTTGCTCAACTTTTCTGATTATTGCAGGAATAACGTGTGAAGATTGCAGATCAAAATTGTCATGAGGTCCATATAAATTGGTAGGAACTAAATTATAAAATTCAAATCCATATTGCTTGTGGTATGCGAATCCCAATTCTGCAAGTGTCTTTTTTGCGATTCCATATGGAGCATTGGTTTCTTCTGGATACCCGTTCCAAATATCAGATTCACTAAATGGGGTTGGAGTGAATTTTGGGTATGAGCATACGGTTCCCAGCATAATAAAACGTTTACAAGATCCATGACGATATGCTGCATCAATGAGATTCATACCCATACAAAGATTGTCAAACATGAACTTTGCTGGATTTTTTTGGTTAGCCCCTATTCCTCCAACGGACGCAGCAAGATGAATAATCGTATGTGGCTCTGTAGTGTTGAGTAGATATTCTACATGCTGTTGCTTTAGGAGATTATAATCTTTACCGCTAAAAGAGGCAAAGCTATAATCTTTTTCTTCAAGTCTTTTTATTAGGTTAGTGCCAACGAATCCTGTACCACCTGTTACTAAAATCATGCTCTTTCCTTGATGTTCATCTTCTTAAGTTCTATCTCACAACACTTCAACCATAATTCATCTCTTCCTATTTCATTAGCTAAAGAGATAAATCCTTTTATGTTGCACTCTACATGAACTCCAACTTCTTTTCCATTTCTTTCTTGAAGGACACAAAGCTTATCATCGATTAAACAATACTCCATATTTTTCGAATCTTTAACCGTCCCACCGTTCATCATTATTTTCATCAGCATCTCTGGTGCGGTTTTCATAATACCTCTTTATAAGATTTGTTTACCGATTCAATAATTTGATCAATATTGTCATTTTCTTCAAATTGTTTTTCTCCATAGTATGGCCCCATCCAATGCATTAGGGTATACCATTTTCCGAATAGTGTTTTTTCGGTTTTTAAGGCAAATCCAACTTTTATTCTAGACCTTATATATTCATAAAGAGGACTACTTGATTGCATCCTGATACTCCTTAATCTTCGGTTCTTTAATCCCGAAACCGTCTAATATTTCTTCGATACGGTGAAAATTGGTATGGTTATCACACACCAACTTTCTTCCCGCCTCTGAAATAGACTTTCTGGCATGTTCATCTTCAAGGTATGTATATATTAAATCCTTAAATTGATCAGGTGTTTTTGCATAAAGACACCCCCTCATATCTCCAACTTTTAATTCGCCATGTAGTGTTTTTTCCAGACCTTCAACATAATCAGAAATAACAAAACCACCACAAAACAACACTTTGAATACACGCTCATTCACATCATATCCGTATTCTTGGGCGTGTGGCTCAGACAAGTTTGGACAGATCTTAGATGAAGCAAACAAGTGTCTTACATTCTGATCTTCGATTGTTCCGCAATATCTATCCGTTTCAGTCCAAGGTTGATTTCCAAAAATCTTAATATTCAAACACCTATCATTACAGATAGGTAATAGATATTTATCAATCACTTGCCCCTTGTAGGGCCAGTAACCCCCAACAAAACCAATATCGCAAGCAAGTTCTGGAACATATTTAGCGTGTGCGTATGAGTTTATGTCAGCACACATCATAATTGATTTGACCGAGACTCCGGTTTCAGCCCATTTGTTGTGAGTATTTTGTAGTGCGTACTCTGGATAATGAATATGTAGAAACACTGGTTGACCAGTCTTTTCTTTCAACTCTTCTACAGCTCTCTTTTCTTCGTCTGTAGCTTTAAGAATACGAAATCTTTCATCTGTTTCCTGAGATCCCCAATCTGGAGCACGTAACCCAACCTTAAGGTGAGGTCTCTCTTTAATACACTCGATCACCGATTTACTAAGATTGTATGTTTGCCCAAGGAAAATATCTGGCTCATACATATCAAAGGCGTCGTAAGCAGGAGTTTGTCCACTCCACCATAGTTTGGCTTCGTATCCGGGGATGGAATTAAAGGCGTTAGCCCAAGCTAGACGTTGATAATAGTGAGCATTTCCGTTATCGGATTGAATCATTATTTTCATATATTTACCTGTTCTTCTAAAAATTCCCTCATTGAATCGAGTTCAAATATTTTCATGTTTTTTGGCTCGTAACACTTGAACTCTCCTCCACATGAAATTATAGTATTCAAGAACTCGAAAGTCAATTGTTTCTTATTGAAATCAGAGTTGATATTGATATTTTTTTTCGCCGCTTTTAATTCATCACCAGTAAGATAAGCGATTTGACACCACCTCGGCTGATCTTTAAGTCCAAAAGAAAGATTTGAGGCAAGTTTATTGTCTTTGATCACAACTCCAACCTCTCTCTCATTCATCATTCCTAATGAATCAATAGCCAAGAAAGATCTTGAATAATCAGCGTTTCTTATCGTTTCCCCATTAAATATAATGTCTCCATGAATAAAAAGAACTTTATCATTCTTCGTATTGTTCAAAGCTAATCTCAGACTAGACGCAGCCCCCGTTTTTTCATAGAGTTCGTTTTCAACAATGCGAACATTTTTATACTTTTCAGTACGCTTGCTGATTCTGTGAGAATCGTACCCACAAACAACGATTATCTCACATCCATTGAAAGAATTATCAATAGTCTTGATTTGATGATCTATAATGCAGGAATTCTTGTATTTTATCAACGCTCTAGGTTCGTTTGTCTTTATACGATTTCCAACACCAGCAGATAACAAAACTACTGTTGGGTTAAGTCCCTGTCTCTTAATCTGAACTGTTGTCATTTAGCCACCCATGATTATTTGTGCATTCTGCTGAAAAATCTCTGGAGTCATTTGAAGACTTTGGTTGTCTCCGTGTTCTTTAGCCAGTGAAAGAGTTTCTGGCACATGAACCATAATACAATGATTAGACAATCTCAACCATAGATCGTAATCTTCGGTACATCCAATGAATCCCTCAGATTTTGGTCCGTGAAGCTTTGGATTATAGTACTCTTTTTCTTTTGCTACTTTCTTCAAGAATTCAACCTTGACAAGAGATCCGCTAGAGACTATGCATTTATTTCTAAGGCCCAACGCTGAATAAGGCTCTTTATGCTCTCTTTTTGTATAAAACTTATCGTCATATGTTTTCAGAATATCGTAGTCAGAATAAGCGACACCAATTTCCTTATGCTCCATAAGTTTTTCGACAAGTCTAGATACTTTATTTGCATAGTATTCATCATCAGCGTCAATGATTCCTATAATCTTAGTCTTAGGAAACTTTCGTAGACCATAATTTATTCCGACATTACGAGCAACACTAGCCCCTCTATTCTCTGTCATGATAAAGAGGAGGTTGACAGAATCAATGACTGTTTCTTCCATAGAAATTTTACCACTATAGAAGGATTGATTTGTCTCCTTAGTTTCATAGCTGTCCTCATCGGCAAAGAACTCGTAATCAATCAGTTCTTGCGAACGATCTGTAGAACCATCATCAACGATAACAAGATTAAGCTGACCTTTGTAATCCTGTTCTATAATGCTCTTTATTGCACTACGAACATAGTTCTCGTAATTATAGTTTGTGAGTATGATTGTTACTTCTGGTTTTTTCATAGTTTTGTGTTACATCCTTCATTGGGTCCGAATAGACTAGAAGAGAAAGTTATATTTCCACTACTAGATCTAAAAGCACCACCACTACATGTCGTAATAAAACCAGAACAGGGGATCGTATTAATATCAGGAGAATCCAAGGGTGGATACGATAAAACTTCCGGCTTTTTTTCAAATTCTTCTGAGGCTTTAATTGCAGCAGGACCACCAACTACAGCACCAATCAATCCCCCTAAAAAGCTTCTTCTCTTCATTTCACACAGCCCCCTTAACTTCTGAAAGTTCTCTTATTCTTTCCGCAAAAGTTCTTTTATCGACAGTTCCATCTGGATGAATTACAGGCTTGTTGCCATATAATTTCTCAAAAGCACGACAGTGGATCGTCATGCCGTGTAGTTCTTCGCCTTTATATGGGTCGATATAGAAAACTCCGTTACCAGTTTGAAGCAATTCGTTTAATTGGGAAAAAGCATTTTTAGGAATTTCCTTATTACTTTCAAATATCATAAGATATCCCATATTGTAACGATAGCATTCATCAACAATTTCAAGATCACGATGAACAAAGTCAAAGAGTTGAACGATATTGTATTCTATATTGGTCTTCTCTTTATTCTCTGAAAGAATCTTCATTGTTTCTTCTACAAACTCAGGTCTCTTAACACAAGAAATGATTCTCGTAGGTTTGAATTCCTGTTGTTCGAGATCTTTGATTCTATCTAGAATTAGACTTGGCTCTCGGTCTCTACTAATAAGTAAAACACCAATATTTGGAGTACTATTCATTGGAATATTCATCGTTTTGTCACCATATATCCTTTAAAGTTTGCATTATATCCAGTATTTACAATCTTAAGTCCATTTTGAGAAACAAGGTTTGCAACAACATCTTCATTTAAAATGCTTTCTCTATTTCTGAGTAGTTCATTTACCTTTTCTATTTGAATTTCATCTCTCTCGTATTGAGGACAAATCAGAGACATATCAGTGTAATAAATGACAATCTGCCCCCCCATTCTCAATTTAGAGCATAGCAAAGAAAAAACATTAGGGAGTTGGTCGAACGAAATCGTCGAAAGAGTATCGTTAACAATAATCTCTTCTGCCTGTGCGTCGTCTACCAACAAATCCATCATCTTAAAATCAGAGACATGAACATATCCGTTCATCTCTGGTTCTGTTTTAGAGAAGTATACTTTCATAATCTTCTATTGTCCTATATAATAAGTTGTTCCACTGTTTTGAGAAGTTTTCAAGATTGTATTCTTGAATTGTTTCCTTTCCTTTTTGGCCTATTTCCTCGCACATTTCTGGGTCATGTATCAGTTTTTCAAGGTGAAATCTAAGAGTTTCTGGGTCGTTTGAAATGATTCCATTGACTCCATTTTCTATAATTTCTGGGATCATACATGTTTCAGTTGAGACAACTGCACAACCACAAGCCATTGCTTCCATGAGGGACATAGGGACCGGAGAATGGAGAGAGCTATTAAAGAAAATCAACGACTCGTGGTACTTCTTTCGAAGATCCTGAGTTGAGTGAGCAGCCGTTGAATAGGGAGGGTTATTCCCTACTAGCTCTAACGGGAAATCGCATTCTCCAGTTTCCCTATTAAACCCTAAAGTTTCACACCAAAGATTCCAACCTAAACACCAATCTCTTTCGGGGAATAGATTAGCGACTGAGATTATTCGTTTCTTGCGATCTCTCTTGTAATCCCCCCAAAATTCAGTATCTAAACCATGTTTAATAACTACTGCATTATTTGCATCTGTCATTCCCCACTGATTTCGGTTATAGTCCGATATGAAAACATATTTATCCGCGTCCGTAGCGATTAAATTAGCTCTTTGCTTATTAACGTCGTACCTAACATCTGGCAAGACATGTACTAACATAATAATCGGTATATTATAGATGTTTGCAATTTTTTTAGCTTCGTGATATCTACCGCTGTCCTGACAGAGAACAAGGTCATAATTGATATGCTCTGGAAGACTACTCATTTGGTGGTAGTTATTTGGTTGTATCCCATAGTCACTATTCCAAGTTTTTCCAACCTTGAGAGAGTAAAAATTATGTCCAGTGTTCGACAATGACTGCTCATATCTCTCATGTGTGCAGAATGTGATTACATTTAGCGGAGTATCCTCATTCAACGAAGCTCGTCTAAGAATTGTCCCAATTACAAAGTTATTTGCGTTAGCTACTCTCATGATAATTTTTCCTTGATGATTTCACCGACTTTTTCGTGACTAAATTCCATAGCCTTTTTCTTTTGCTCATCACACCTTTTGTCATATTCGTGAATTGATAGAATATGCTCACTATAGATCTCTCTCATTTTATCCCTTAAAGCGGAAACTGAAATTTCTCTCCAATATCCTCTTCCGGTATGCAGTTCAGGAGGTGAAGACATTGAATTATAGCACGGTTCCCAACTGGCAGCTACTGAATTATTACCAGTATCAACATAGTCTTCCATTCCATTATCGCTAGTATAAATTACAGGAATACCCATAACTCCAGCCTCAACAGCAGGTATACAACAGGCTTCCCCTCTTGAGGGCATCACAAAACAATGAGCGTTTTTCAAAAGTCCAATATAGTCGATTCTATCTAGTCTATCTGCAACTATAACATCGCCACCATATCTCTTTCTAATTTTTAACCTATCCTTGATCTGGTTCGTATAATCATTAAGAATTTGGAACTGGTCTCCCCTGCTAACGTTTGGCATACTAGTTTTAATAACTAGCTTCACATTTTCTTTTGGATGAAATTCTGTATGAAAAGCCTTTAGTAAAGCCTCTATATTTTTTCGTTCGACACATTCCCCAACAAAGATAAAATTGAAGCTTTTTTGTAGCTCAAAAACCTCGGTCTTTCTATCTCCAATATCATATTCGTCCACATTAATACAATGAGGAACAATTTCGATTGGGATTTTTACCTTACTAAGTAATGAGGTCTCTTTACCCTTTTGATTTGGAACCCATGCTTCATCAAGTTGATTAATGAATTTAGGCCACATAGCTTGAGTAATATCTGTAGTCTCTGTTTCGTAAAGACAGATGTTTTTAAAATTACTGTTATAGCTAAATAGCGGAGGTAAAGTATGCTGAATAACGGTATCAGCCCCTCTTGAACTTTTAGACTCTAATTCAAGAATTCTTTCTGGAACCGTTACCGGCTGATTATTAAAGGTTATACATCTGGGAACAACGTCTATTCCAACCTTGTCCATAGCGAGAATATTATTGAGTGCAGCATTGCCCCAACCAGTCCCGTCTTTGTAGTTACCTATGTAGATTACTTTCATTATTTACCTGTTCCCATCTTGCTTGTTCTAGCTTATTGAATTGATCCCTACTGTGAGAAAGCTGTTCGTAGGCTTTATGCTTATCATAATCAACAAAATTATTTTTGTTATCCCTAACGTGACTTTCATTGAAGAAGTAAATTTCGTTTGTAGTACTCTTCAAGTGTCCTCGATAAGTCAAGTCTCTAACCAATTTTCTCCAGTGGAAACCATGAACCCAACTTGGCTTACGCAGTACCTTATCAAACAAATAAGTCGCCTGATCCTTTGGCGAGGTGATATTGCTCGGAACTGGTGGACCCGCATCTAAAATCTCTGGTGGGGATAGCCAAGTTGTACTCATATCTTCCGAGATAACAGGCTCATTCATGAAGAAATTCATCCACTTATTGGCTGTCCTATCCCAATTATAGTGCTTAAGGGCGAGTTCTCTTGATCTTTCTCCATATTTTTTCCTTTTTTCTGAAGACATGTTGTATATCTCTCTAAAAAGTCTAACTGCTTCAGCGTTATTAGGTAATGCCTTTTTCAAGCCAGTTTCCGATTCGTATGGCTTATGCAATACAGGAATCATAAAGGCTTCAATATTGTGTCCTACAGAACTCATTGCGGAATAGTCAACTGTCATGACTGGAATACCACAATACGCTGCTTCGACCTGAGGCATACCAAACCCTTCATTTGTCGCATATTGGATATAGCAATCAAAAAGGTTATAGATATGAGCTAGTTCTTCATCGTTTATTGGATTATGAGTGCCAATCAAACTTAGCTTAAAGTTTCCACACCCTCTACAGAAGTTGTTTACGTCGTGGAAGAAATTACACGTTAAATATCCACAATTAGTACACTTATACGTGAATAAAACCCTGTCAGTTAGCCCATATTCTATTAATAGCTTAGGAATATCCCATCCAAGGTCAGGATAATAAGTATGACAGTAAAGATAAGCGTTTTTGTTGTCCTTGCTTCTTGAGATAAAATCTTTGAATGTTCGGAAAAGTTCTGGATATAGCTTACGCTTTTGGTTACGCATTACCGTTCCAAAGATTACGCTATCGTCAATAACTCCAAACTTTTCTCTAGATTCAGGGATTGGCCTAAAAGAATCTGAGGCGGCGGGAGATGCAACATCAATGATTCTAATGTGATCACTTTGAGATTCGAGAACCTGTTTTCCATACTCCGAGTATGTAAACACCGCATCAGCATCAATATATGATTCAATCCACATTTCGTGCTGCGGTTCCGAATCAACCGTTGGCATTGGAACCCACTTATAGTAATCTCTAAAGGCCGACCTTGATTTCTGCTGATATTCATGCATCCACCAGTCTCGAATATCCATAACAAAATCAGGCTTCACTTTAATCAGGGCGGCATTAAAGTTGTATTCTCCAAACTCAAATGCATCGTAGGAATTATATTCCTCTAAAAGAACTGGATCAGTAGGCTTGTTGATAATTACATCCCAAGGAGTGTTATCGATAGCCTCTCTATCCTCATTTGCATCACAAAAACAAGCTAATTCAGCAACATAGAAAAGACCAGATTCATAGAATCTTCTTAAGATCTCTCGACTATATACTGAATAACCTGTTGATTTTGTTGTCGATTCTGTGACAAAGAGGATTCTTTTTTTTCTGTCCATAGTATTACCTCAAATAAAAAAGCCTACGAAGATACAGAATATCTCCGTAAGCTATCGTAAACTTTATGCCGTTTCAGCGGCAGCTCTCTTCTTCGCACCAAAGTAGAAGTTCTTGACTTTGAAGACGGTCTTTTTACGTGTTGTACCGTCATTCTTGTCTTCCCAAGTTTCAGGCTTTGCTCTAGACTCAACAATAAGTTGATCGCCCTTTTTTGCATAGGTAGAGAGCACATTGCCCATGTTACCCCAACAATCGAAATCGAAATAATCAACATCGATCTTATCTTCGCCATTAGATCTATAACGATCCTCAACAGCGAGACTAAACTTGGTGACACTACTTGTGCCAACATCACGACTTTCTGGATCTCCAGTAAGTCTTCCTACAAACGTACAATGATTCATAATTCATCATTCCTCTAAAAAAGTTACTATTTTTAGCCGACAGTCGGCTTTATCCTTGTTTTAATTCATCGATTATGAAAAGTTGCCTATTTTTAGAAACAGCACCTTTCACAATCACAACACTTCCTTCATAAAGAAAAGCCTTGTTTTTTCTATGGTATTGATCGGGAAAAAGAACGGCATTATCAAGTCTTCCGCTTGAGTCTTCAAGTTTTACGAATGCCATTAGTTGTCCGGGGTTTTTACCATTCTTTGTCTTAATCTCATTATAGCTCGAAACTGAAGCACATAAAATTAAATCTTTGTTAATTGGAGCATTTTCCAAAACTGTTCTACATTCGTACTGAGTATTGATTCCAACAATGTCAGAAATAGAATATGAAAGAGAAACACCAAAATAAATTTCTTCTTGCTCACAGATATACCTTATATCATCTTCGAGAGTTTGCATCGGGTTATCGAGAGATCTTTTAATCTCTGTAACCTTTTTCAATCTATTTGCCGTAGTTCTTCTATCGGTATTTATGAGTTTTCTTATATGATCACTCAGTGTCTGCATATTTATTTTTACCTTCACAACAGTCTCTATAAGGAGCGGGAATAGCGGAAGTCTTTATGGTTGGTTTTCCATTTTCGTCCAGATCCATATACTCTATATCCACCGATGGTTTACCGCAAGGACAAGGATCTATCCTTTTAGGGAGCATCTTCATAATCGGATACCCCTCCTGAACAGCAGTGCTTCTCTTACCAGAATGAGGCCAAGTTTGCCGTCTCATATCGTATTTTGTAATATCACCGTAATAATCGTGTTGTTTACTTCTCATCTTTTCTCCAAACTGTATGAGGGTTTCTTTCTAAATGATTAAAGATACCGCTTTCTTCTATATACTCATCCAATTTACTCATATTGAGTTTATGTCCGCTAACCTTAAACTCTCTATAGCATGGAACATGACCCTCTTTTAATTTTCGGTAATAATGTAAGGTCAAGCAGTTGTCATTACATAGTCTTTTTAGTTCTTCTTCAATTATGTAGTGTTCTGCTTCAGTTAGGTTCAAACACCCATAAAATTCACCATTCTTAAAATATGAGAATTTGGAAACATCTATTGGATCTCCAACAATGGCTTTTTCTGGTATTCTCTTGCCTCTAGGTATCGGTAGCTTCTCTCCCATTTTTTCCCTCAATAAATAGCTGGTGGTACATACTTAGGATAAACTAGGTGGTGGCACATCCTTAGGATAAACACATTGTGGATAATTATCTTCAAGCGTATGCTCAAAAGTATAATTAGGGTTCAAGGGGGTAGATCCGTCAGTTAATGTTGCAGTTGTGGGGAATATATCATAATTTTTATTCGGCTTATCCGTCATAATCACGCTATTGTAATAAGCTGGTGGCTTTTCAATTTCGTGAGTGAAAACCAAATCAAGCTGCTTTTTTACTTTTTCAACTTGATAGCTATCTAACATGACATAATCTCCATTTACGTCATTATTTCCCGTTATTTCAAAAAAACCCTGTAACCAATAACAAAAATCTCTAGGCGTCATACGTACATCCCCGTTTTAGCAAAAGCATTTTCAAAGTTAGTTTTGTTAGCAATATTTCTATGATATTTAAGAAACTTGATAAAGATGTTCGCCGTATCTTTAACGTCCTGCAATGCGTCGTGAGCCTTGTCGAAACTTTCTTCTGGAAAACCTAACCATCTACGATTATTATCCATTGAGATAGATTTAACATCAGGATTTGATTCAGTCCACATCCAAACGTTCTGCATTACATCTACACTCCTGATTTTATTGAATAGGTTAGGATTTCCATCCTCTCCAACCTGTTTACCTCTCACTCCAACAGAACTGAATTCTCCACGACACAATCTATCTATGATTGGAAGGTCGAATCCAACTATATTATAGCCAACAGGAATAGCAGCGTTAAAAGAATTACTAGTTTTATTGAATTTTTTTACCCATTTTACAAAATTATTCCAGACAATATCTAGTTCCGGTGCTTGATCTATTTGCTCTCTCGTTTTTCCTGTGACTTTTAGAGCACCATCTTCAAGTGGGTCAAGACCTAGTTCAATAGCTTTTTCATCATCAATAACGGCACGAATTTCACTGTTAAACTCTCCCCCAGACTTGATTTCAAGCGTTCTAGGGTCAAGCATTACAGCGGCAAGCTGCGTTGGTTGGGTCTTGTGCGGATTACGGCTCCCTGTTTCGAAATCGAAGACACAATATGGCGTAAAATTAAGTGGCATATTTATTCCTTTTCTCTTTCGTAAATTTCATTTAAAATCATCTCTATATCTTCTAGTTCACGATATATATTATCTATTTTTGACCTAATTGATCTAATATTACCTCTCGTGACAGTATCCTCAAGAACATTCTGTGTTGCTTCCTCACTTCCACACATTCTTAATTGTTCAATAGCCTCTGGAGATATCCATAGATCATTCGTTTTTGGATCATTATTTAAAAACATGGTTTCAAAATGACCATTGGGACACTTGAATTCTTCGGTGATTTTTTCTTCACATTGAATGCACCATTTATTCAAAACTCTACCTCCGCAGCCGCATCCAAGATATCACTCTCATAAGGAGCGTGACAATACAGTTCAAGCTCTTTTTCCTTTGCCTTACGAATCATGTCGGCACTATCATTAGACCCTGTATCAATAGCGATACAAGCTTCGGCGTACATAGTCATTTTTTCGTTACGAATAGGTCCAGCTTTAGCATTGTACTTACCATAAGCATTCTCTTTAACAATAGCTTCTGGATGATCAATATCCTTCCATTCAGCTTTGAACTTTACGCACTTAACTCCGTTCTCTCTAGCCCATCTTTCACCGAGAGCATCAGCACCTTTGGCAGCACCGATAACTACTTCCGTAATTTCTATGCCACTTTTTTCTATTGCTAAACACAACTCCTCATAATCAGTAAAATCACGAGGTCCACAAATAATCGTTTTCATTCTATTTATCCTTCCTATCGTATTTCCTGCACTCATCTATAAAAAACCTTACTGCCTTATTCAAATCATTGAACAAAACATCTCCTTCATACATCTTTGTTTCCTTATTGTATTTGGAGCCAGATAAATTTACCTGATATGGCTTATTCGTCTTAAATGGATACCTGAGTACTTTCGAAAGATCACAGATAGTGTTACCTCTGTATTCGACAGCTCCACCAAACATTACAATTCCCTTTATATTCTCAAACTTCATAATTATCCACCATCCAGACTACCTCATTTTTGTTTAGGCTTTTCAAAGTTTCATATTCATAGAGCATTCTATTTCTGCTCACATTACTATTTTTCCCTAATAGCGATCCTGTGCATATCAAAGGAACACTAGCTCTCTTGTTGAGGCCAGAAAGAATCAACATGAGAATTTCGATCCAAGTAAAATCCTCTACCTTCTTACCTAATTTTAGCTCGGCTTCATCGATTTTTCGAAAAAAATCATCACAATCTTTATCTCCGACGCTTTTTATTCTAGAAAGACCGTAGAAAATAGAGTTCTTTTCTTCATCATAATGAAAATCACGGTAGAGATTAGAAAGATTTGGGGGATTAATATCAATTGAGAATGTTCTACAATCCATAACAAGATCGCGAACCTCATCTTTCCACATTGGTTTTTTGTGTGCATGGTTCAGATATTTCTCAAAAAATATAGGAGTATCGTGAACCTTACAATAGGCCGACCAATAAGCATTTACAGCATAAACCACACTATGGCTAGCGTTGAACGAATATCTGTTTGCCTTTTCGATATTATCAAAAATATCCATAGCGATTTTAGCGTCTACAAGTCCAACCTCTTCACAACCATCAATGAATTTTTGCTTTAGCTCTTTCATAAGCTTTGCATTTTTCTTACCAATAGCTTTTCTCAAGTCATCAGAAAGTTCTTCGGAAAATCCCGCAAGCTTAGTTGCGATTTTCATCGCCTGTTCTTGATATACAATAATCCCATAAGTATCTTTTAGGATAGGTTCAAGAGAAGGGTGAAGATAATCAAAACTAGCACCAAATTTACGATCAACGTAGTGCTGTGTCATACTCTTACCTTCGAGAGAAGCACCTAACGCCCCCGGTCTTAATAAAGCAGAGAGGTCTGACAATTCCTTGATACTTCTAGGTTTAACTTTTGCTGACCAAGTTTGACCAGTATCTGAGTCTAATTGAAATACTCCCTTAGTTCTTCCTTCACACATCAGATCCCAAACCTCTTCATCATCAAAATTATTCAACTCAGAAAGTGTTTTAATCTTTTTGCTCTTGTTTACGATCCCCAAGATTTTACTGAGAATATCTACCCCAAGAATATCGAGTTTAAGTCCACCCATATACTCGACTTCTTTCATAGTGATCGTACTTACAATATCGCCGTCATCATCAATACGAACTGGCATAAAGTTCTTAATTGGATCTGGAGAAATAACAACAGCAGCAGCATGTTTTCCGTGCTGTCTATAGATTCCTTCAATTTCTACAGCAAGCTTGAATACTTCCGCATAATCACCAACATAATGAAATTCACCGTCATCATTAGATACTACTCGACAATATTTGTCCATTATTTTTGGACGATGTTTTAGAGTCCATAGTAGCAGAGAAGTCTCTTCTACATCTTCCATCTGGTCTTCGACCTTTGCCTTTTCTGGCATCATCTTAGTGATTTCCTTAATCTCACCAAATGGAAGATCGGTTTTTTGCTTGAACGCAATCTCTAGAGCAGAACGAGCCTGAAATGTACCAAACGTTCCAATATGACACACATTCTCATTACCATACCTCTGTTTAATATATTCTAGAACATCTGCTCTGTTTTCAGACGGAATATCCACATCAATATCTGGAAGCTCAACTCTCGTAGCGGTGTTTCTTGATTTATTATAGAAACGACCGAACAGAAGGTTGTATTCGATAGGATCTGTTTGAGTGACCCCAATTAGATACGAGACAAGGCAACCGGCAGCACTCCCTCTCCCCGGTCCCGGCAACCACCCTTGATCGCGAACGTAATTCACAATGTCCCACACGATCAGAAAATATGAAGAAAGTCCAGCACCTTGCAGTACCTCAAGTTCATATTTTACTCTATCGGCGTACTCCTTTTCTTTTTCAGGGGTGTCTATTTTGTCTGTACCCTTTAGCTTTTCACGCCAACCGTCTCTACAAAGCTGTCTTAGAAACTCGTCTGGGGAAAGATTGTTTGGGCAAGAAAAAGAGGGGAGGATAGGTCTAGACGCCAATCCATAATCCTCAACGCTATCTGCAAGTTCTTTTGCTCTTAGGTACTCTTCATTAGTTTCATATTCGGAAACAAAATCAGATTCACTAAGAACTTTCCTTTTCTCTTCAGGGGTTGTTTCTTTATTAGAGTTTACAAGTAGCTCTAGTTCCGCATAGTCTCCATCAAAGTAGTTTGCGGTCTTATCAGAAAAAAGACGAAGGTTTTTATTGAGTTGAAGATCAGCAATCTCTGACTCAGAGACGGTTTCTCCAAGTCCCATCTTGGAACAGACAGAGATGAGAGTATTCAGTCCATCTCTATTAAGAGCATAAAATGGAAGTCCGTCGAGTTCCACTCCAATTACCGGCTTGACTTCTTCATCCTTACACGCCTTGTAGAAGTCTACCATCCCCGATATCGTATTTTTATCGCAGATCCCAACAAACTTCCACTCTTTTTCTTTTGCTAATTTTGCAAGCTGTTTAGGCTTAATAAAAGAAGAGTGTAACGAATTGTGAGTGTAGTTTCTTAGCATTATCTTTAACTCCCCGGTGCATGATAGTAAGAGATATCGAAGTCATCTCTTTTAAGACTCTTCATTGTTTCATCAAGTCCCACATATTTAACACTTGCCTCAACAAAATCACAGATTCTAGTGTTTGTTCCGGGCCAATTTTCCTTACCGTACCTACACATAAAACACTTATTTTTCTCGGGTTTCCCGTCTGCCATTATCTTGTTTGAATACTTCACGCAACTTGGAAGATCATTCTCCAAAACCTGAGTATACTTCTTTTTCAGTTTTTCCATGAAAATTTCTTCATGTTCGTCATCAAAGCAGAAACTAAAAGCACCACCATCCCGAATAAAATATATCGTCATGATAATGTTATATTCAGGATACATTTTTCTAAGAGCATAATAATAAAGAAGTAGTTGAGGATCTTGATCGAGATATTCGTAATCTTTCTCCTCTCCAGTCGCCCAATTCTTTCTAGCTCCAGTTTTGTAATCTATCACTTGTAAAGTGTTCTCGTCTTCTTTAACAACTAGATCGATTGTGCCTTTTAGACTCAGATATCCAGTCATCTTAGTTCCGTCTGGTAAGACCTGATCTAATTTTGCCCAATCCTCTTTAATTTCAATATCAAAGTGTTGTTCTGGCTTGAAAATTTCTTGATTACGAGGATCATAGCGACCATCTTTAAACGTTAAAGCTTCATTAAGCCACTCTACACAAAATTTCCAGTCTGCATTTGTATAATCTTTCTCACATTTAGAAGTGTAGTATTCGTAACACTCTTCCAACATTCTATCTACAAATTCTTGAGTTCTTAATTCTGACTTGTTGATTTTGATTTCACCAACAGCATCATCATCTAAGATCAATTTTCTCTTTTTTGGATTTTCCTGCTCGTAGAGTTTGAGTCCCGCCAAAATTTCCATAACCTTATGAATTACGGTTCCTTTGTTTGCGGCTTTCCCAGATCCTCCATGAATCCCAAGATTGTAAGATATGAAATATTGCATTTCGCACATATCATATCCGTTCATGCTCGAACTTCTAAAGTAATTAGCATACATTAAATATTTTTTCCCTCTTTAGCTGGATTGATTTTCATTGTGGCAGAACTTCTTTTCTGTACCAAGTCTTTTATAGCTATAAAAAAATCCCCTTTTGGGACAAAGGTCTGAATCCATCCCCAATCCTTGAGGATTTTAACAGCTTCATCGCACATCTCTCTAATGTTCATATCCTGATTATCAATCACAGCATCGCATTTTTCAAGATCGAATGAATTTTCGGACTTGTGTTTATCGTCAAATGGATTTCTAGTTAGACCAATTATTTTGCCATTATTTTCTTGTACGGCATCTATTTCATTATTGAAACGACAGTCAGAAATAACAGCAACTCCAGAATTCTCTGTAAGGATATCCTTCATGCAACGATTGACCCATATCGACTCATACATTTTCCTCATAATATCGCTACCGAAGAATTGTAGAAATTCGCGAATGGTCATTGGTCCGGGTTCGTGATACGACAAACACTCATCTAAAAGCATACCGCTCGTTTCCTGTACAGCACGATCATTGTAGACATTATCAGTACATACTCCCGGCATGTTTTCCCAACGAAGATGCTCCATTACTGTTTTTTTGTCTTTATCAGTACCATATACAAGATTGCGAGGACACTCAAATAAATCGATAGCGATTTCTTTTAGTGACTCAGCAAAGCTATAATTCTTAATAAAAGGCCACATTGAATCAGCAGCCCATCTTGCAAAACGGAAATCATTAGTTTGATCAACCGTTAACTTTACTGTTGCAAGCTGTTCCTTACCATCAATTATAGTTGGTAGACCTTCTACAATCAACTCCCCCTCTTCGTCAATTGCGAAGTTTGTAATAATACCATTCCACTGTAATTGTAAACCATGCAGAAAATTAGAGAGGGTATTTTTACCCGCTTGTTTTTTTCCTGCAATACCTAAAATTTTCTGTTCCATTATTTTTCCTCTTTTAATAACATTGCTTCTTTGAACGTCTTGGGGAGTTTATCTAATATATGCTCCTGAAACTCCTCTTTTGTTAGATCGGCTACATCTGCCTTCTCTTCTTGTGTTTTATAAAATCTCTGAATGTCTCTCATCAGTGACTTCGGAATAACTGGTCGATGGATATTGTATCTCCTGCCACATTTCTTGGCGATTTTTTCTGCTGCCTTTTCTCCAGCATCATCAAAATCTGTGAGTATGACCATATTTTGAATCATGGTTTTCTCCAAGACCAATAGTTGACTTTCAGAGAGGTCACACCCCATCAGCCCAATGCAATTTTCAGCACCGGATTCGTAACAACGCCAAACATCGCCTTGTCCTTCAACTACGAACACAGTCATTATAGTCTCAATTAGCGACTTTGATTGATTAAATCCATAAAAAAGTGAAGAAAAGACACCTTTTGAGGTAGAATTCTTCCATTTCGGGTATTCATTATTCTCATAAATCTTTCTTCCAGTGCAGCCAGCATATCTTCCGTCTTCGGTGTAAACTGGAACCACTGCCCTAAAAGCCATTGGCTTATCCTTGTCCATACAGTCGCCAACATCAAATTTATATAGAGTTTCAGGTTCATAGTATGTCCGTCTCTTTAATATATTTGGATTGGTGAGTTTTCCAGTGTAATACTGAGATGGAATATCCAGCTTATTGATAATCGTTTCTCTTGAAATATTTGGTAATTCCAGTTCCTTATTTTTCTTTTCAAAAACATCAAAAAGGTTAGATTTGTTATTATTGTACTTTTTCGAAGACACGGAAAAATCTATATCTCCAACCAAACTTTTTGCACAGTTGATCACCTGTGGAAAAGCGATTTCTTCATCATTCAGGCAACTTAATATCCCTTGAATAAATCCGAAAATATTATTGCCGTAGTCGTCATGACATCCACGAGTCCAACATACCCAATTCCCCTTAGCGGAATCTCCATCGGTAAAAATACACGCTCCAGTTGGATTATCTCCATTATGGACCGGACAGGGAAACACTAGTCTGTTGTGTTCCTCAGTGTATTCTATATGGAATTTATCTAGAATCTTCTTAGGATCTTCATTAAGAGATTCAGCTATCTTGAATATCTGTTCCTGAGCTATCATTCTCAAATCCCTCGGAGTTCTTTAAGTAAAAATCTCTTGTTTCCAACTCTTTTACAGTAGCAATATTAAACTTGTAATTGAAGTTTATGTAATCGCTTCCTTCTAGTCCAGCACCGTGTCTAGCGACAATGGGAACCAATTTCCTATTTCCTCTATCGGGACCATCATTCGCTACTTCTTCCTCACTCTTTTCCTTTAATATACTGAAACTGGTACAAGTTTTGAGAATACCATCGCTTCCAGCAACAACATCTGTAGATTCTCTTGTAATACCATCTCTATTCAATTGAATAAAAGATACGATTGGAACATCATATTTAACAGCAAAGTTGTGAAGGTCCATCATACTAAAGGCTAGTAACTGGTATTCCTTCATGCTATCATTGATTTCGCCATGATCGGTTACTTTGAAATAGTCATATATGATTACACAATCATTAACTCGACCTGTTTCATCGAATCCAACATCACGATAAATAAAGTTTCTAATGATACCTAGAATTGTGGCAAACTTTGTTCCAGAAACGTTAACGTATTTGTAGTTCATTTCTTTGAATTTTTTAGCTGCCTCTCTGACTCTTCTTGTTTCTTCTGGGTCTTTAATATACTTTCCGGTTGATATCTTCTCAATATCTACACCGCTAAGACAAGAAATCATTCTGTCATTATGATCATCTTTCCCCATCTCAGTATCGACGATAAGAGTAGGAATGTCGCGAGAAGCTATATTCATGCATAGAGCATCAGCAGTAAAACTTTTACCGACCTTCATTCTCGCTCCGATAAGATCAACACATTTCCTTCTGAGTCCACCACCAATTGCCTTATCAAACCACTTCCATCCGGTGGAGATACCAATCATATCTACCGGATTAGCTTCTTTTTCGGCAAGGTATTCATCGATACTATCTGCGGGACGGATAGCCTTATTATCAGATTCTTTATATATTTGCGAAGTAAAATCAAGAACTGGAGTCTCAATCAAATTAATGATATCGAGAATTGGCTCGCTACCGCTAACGTCAGATAAAGCCTGCTTAATTCTATCTGCTAAAACAGCACCCTTATTCGCAAAGAGTAGCTTTGTTAGTTTAGATGCTTGAACTTCTGCATTTGCACGAGTGATTGGCATAGAAAAAAGAGATCGGATAAAACCAATCTCTTCATCATTTGCAATCTCTTCATAAAAGCCAAGTTCTGTTGCAGTAGATAATATAGACGTTAAATCAATCTCTTCTGAATTTTGAAAAATCTTATCAAAACATTTGAATAGCCTTTGGTTATTAACGTCATAAAAGGCTTGTGGTTCTATATAATCTATCTCATAGAAGAAATCTACCCCGTACTGGCATAGTCCAGCCAATACTGCATTTTCTGCTGCTGTGTTTTTCAACTCTGTCATTTTCACCCCAAACAATCATTACACTTCGTTCCGTAATCTTCACCAATATAAAGTTCCTGAGGAATCTCAAAAGGACTTCCACAATCGGTACATTTTACTCTAATATTTTTTGCCTTCGGTTTTTTAATCGGCTTGCTTTCAGCTTTATGCTTTTGATGATCCTCGTCCCTTCCTATAGAATTATAGTCTTTAGGATTGAACATATTTGGTCTATTTTCAGAAATTACCGATCTTGATTCCCTTGTTCTGATGGGGTCGTTGAAATCATTTGCGTAATAATCGGTATCGACTTCATCAGTTTCGACTCTCATTTCATGATAGACTTTTTTATCAACAAGAAGATCTTCCAGAATTGATAATAGGTCATCATCCGGTTCTCCACCATCTTCAGGAATTAGCTTAAAAATCTTATTGCAGATTTTGCTAGCCTGTTCTCTTGACTCTTCCGGCACTAGCGAGATTCCGATATCAATGAATTCATTATCGCCTAGTTTACACCCTTTTTTTATCAAATTAAGTATCTTCTCTTTCATGATTTATTTCTTCCTATTTGTTCTAATGTATTTGCCATTTTCTCTATCGGATAAATTGTTTTCTCAATACTTTTTACCCTACTCAAAGAATTTGTCTTGAGCTTGAAAATTTCCTTAGCAAGTGGATTTTCTTTAACCGCAGAATAAAACTTCTGCTCCCATTTAGTATATCCATCGCCATAGTCATTAATTTTATCACTAACTATGTAGTAGATGCTCTCGTTTGCCCAATCCAAAATAGACTGCTCTTTCCCTAGTATACCATAGAGATATTGAACGTACCTATGGAGAAAATATGCGGCATAATTAACTTCGTTAGAGTTCATGCTACGAATTTTATCGTAAGGCATATTCATGTATCTCTTAACTTCGTCTTTATTTTTATCGTTGAAGTCACAGTTGTATACATTGTTTAGGTCTTTCCACTCTTGTATCTTTAAGAGGAATTCCTTGACCGTTTCGTTGTCAGTATAGTCTTCATATTTAATGTTCGGATCTATTATCAAAATTTTCCTCTCCAATCTTCCTCATCTTCATTGTAGGCAAACTCAATAAAGGTTATTCCATTATTTTCGCACCATTCCTTTTTTTTCTTATCTCTAGCCTGTGCTAAAAGAAAATCCTTTTTGGAATCGAAGAAATGAGAATTAAATTTGAAATGTTGTTCCCCATGTGCTTCTACTACAATTCTCTCTACCGGCAAAAAGAAGTCTGCCGTTAAGCATTTTATTCTACCAGTTTTTGATCCGGGTAAAGTAACCTCTTGGAGAATATTTGAGTATGGAAAAATTTCCCTTAAAAAGTCGTAAGCTTTTTCATGTAACTTGGACCTCTTTGAAACTGAGGATTGCTTGCTTGATGGAGTAAAAGAATATTCACGACCGTCAAATCCTACAACCTTCATACTAATTCCTTAATTTGAGATTTTATGTTCTCTATGTAGTCTGGGTTTTCATCAATCCAGTCGAGAAAATTGGAGAGACCTTGAATCTTCTCCCCTTCTTCGCCAAATGGTTTGTACCAACTCCCAGAAATATCTATTATACCAAAATCTGCGGCAATGTCAATAGCTTCTTTGGTTTCATCCATTCCAATTCCATATCTCAGCCAATTATCGGTCTTTTTAATGGTAGATGCCATCGATGACTTATCTATTGACCAGTGAATTTGTTGTCCGATATGGTCTGGATCTGAATCGCTCTTTTTCCATCTGGTAATATAATCTGCCTTGAGAATAGTATCGGCAGCGTACCTGATCTTTTTACCGCAATCTGGTATCTTCCTACCTCTACCATTTGGACTGGTATCGGTAATCAAGTGGGTAATAATAATCAATGTGATATTGTTATCTGGAATTATTTGACAAAACTTCTTGCACCATAAAGCCAGTAATCGCGGAAGAGAATTTCGAGTTGCCTTAATATCCTCATCCAACTCCCCTTGAGGAATAAGCGTTGAACTGGAATCCAAGATTACCATAGCCCCCTTATTGGCAGGATCACCCATAATTGATATACTGGAATCCAAAAAAACTTCTGCTGGAATAATTTTGCCTTCAGGATCTTTTTGAATAACCTTTAGCTTGTCTGGGATAAGACCCTTGATTCCCGAAAAATGCTTCTCATCAAGTCTAGCTTCCGAATTAAAGTAAAATACTGGTCTACCAGTAGTTCCATCGGACTGAATAAAAGTTTCATCATTCTGATGCTTCGCTGCCATGTGTAAAGCGAGGGTCGTCTTTCCGCATCCCTCATCTCCACTAATAATAGTAACGGTTCCTTCTTTTATTCCACCTCCAAGTGCCATATCTAACGATGGAGTGATACTAAGTAACTTATGATTTCTTCTCGTCTCTAATACGTCTAGTCCAGAATAAATTATCTTACCATATTCCTTTTTATACTTATCATCCAACACCTTCAAGTAAGCAGGTAGTGGTATACTCTTTGACTTCTTTTTCGCCATTTATTTTAGCCTCGAAAAAACTGATTTATTTTTCCTCTTTACGTTGCTAGCGTCTGTCTCTGCCTCTTTTGGTTTTTCAACCTTTTCTAAACTCTTTTTTTCTTGCTCAATCTCTTTATCGACAAACCACTTATGCTTTTTCAATTTATCAGGAAGAGTCTTAATCCCTAAAGACGGAATCCATTTGTTCTTCTTAATATAGGATATTACAGTTCTCTCGCCAAACTTTTTTATTAAACGATTAGCACAAACGACTTGCCAACTATAGGTTTTTTTCCACTTTTTTGTGTTCCAAAACTTATGAGCAAGTGACCCCTCGTTATTCTTTTCTGCCATCCTAAAGCACATAGTTTCAGCCAGCCATTGTGCTGCGGTACAGTATTCTCCAGACGAGGGGGATTTATATTTAGATTTTTCAGATCGCTCTTTAGCCATTAAGGAGTTCTTTCACTTTCTCTTTCTTTTTGCTTCCAACTTTGAAAAGCATTTCACTAACGTTTTCCTCAGTAGGAATCCTTTTCTGCTCGAAATCTTCAAATTGATTATGGGGCCAAGAATATTTGACAACATCTATCTCATTTCCTTCTTCGTTCAAAACCCCTACTAATAGGTTTTGGAAAGCTTGAGAATGTCCAGTTTCCATATCTTGACTTCTTGAAAATCCTCTCTTTACAAATATTCCGTCTGCCCCATCTGGATCTTCAAATAAAACATCCTCAGGAGCACCCATGCAAATCACTTGAACCTTTGTAACTGATAGATTTTTTTCGTTACAATATTCTCTCAAGCGATTCCAAGGCTTTTTATCCTCAGGTTCTTCTCCATTGACACTATACCTATCAGGATCTCCCCAAACAATTGTTCCATCAGTAAGAGTTATCTTCCAAGTCATCTTTGTACTTCTGATTAACTCTCTGATATACTCGTCCTTTTCGACACATACGTTCATTGATCTTTCCTTATTTTTTGTACGTTAGCAGCATATTTTCCCATTTTAGGTTTAGAAGATCTTTTCTTATTAATCTCATCGGTGTACTGCGATGCCATAGGAGTTCCAACAGTCGCTCCCTTCTGAGAAGGATAAATCTGTTGCATATGATCTCTTTTGATCTTTTCCATTTCTTGATTTACCTGCGAAACTTCTTCAACTTCATCCTCAGAAGAAACTACAAGTCCAAGATCTTTGAGTTCTTGATAATACTTAAGTAGGATATCTTCTGTACGATCCATATCCTCTGCCAACGCTGAAGCCTGATCTTCGAAATCTTCGGAAGATTTAACAGTGTCTAATACCTGCTGTTTCTCTTCAATTGATAATGCACCTCTTTTAGCCATATTCATCTCCTCTGGTTAATATCTTCTCTTTTTGCTTTAATTAAATAGATATCTTTTCTTGTTTTAAGATATTCAAAATACAAATCAAACACTTCCTTATCTACCTTTTTGTAAGGATATAGTTGAATTGTTGACTTGGTAATTTGTCTGACCCCGTAGGGATCATAGATATCTCCTTCACTTTTTCTCAAATAAAATGTATACTTTTCTTCTCCATCCTTTTTAACTGCTGACAATTTAGCTACAGCAGTAAAATCGTCATCAACGATCTCTCTGTTTTTATTATAGTAAAAAACGGCAGACTCTTCATCAGGACGGAAAGATTTTGCCTTTTCTGACACAGATTCACTCATTTAGTTTCTCCAATTTTTCTTTTAGGTTCTCAATACACTTTTTCTGGTTGAATCCCTCAACTTTCATGGAAGCTTTTGTTGTGATTCCATGTTCCCTCATCTCGTCCATTGTCATTATAGTAGGATGAAGAGATCCATCAGAAAGTTTTTGGTGTATTTTGATGTCAAACGTAATAATTGCACAATGCGGTGCGGTTGTATCTGTCATTTTCGTACTCCTTAGTACACATTTAAAATAGGTTTAGCAAGTAAAAAAGGGGGAATTTTAGAAATCACCCATAAAATCGTACCTCATATCCCAAGAAACGCAACATTTTGTGCATGTAAGTACTTGATAGGGTGTTCCTCCTAATTTTATTCCTTTATCTGCTGTAATATGCTTTGTATCGTTACAATGGGGGCAAATAGGTAGTTGAGTAGATAAACAACTAGGAGGGAGATTAAGGTAATTTTCCTTCATGGATATACGTTTCCTTCTGTTTTGGGGTAAGGCTTGCTAATTTATATTGATGCCTCATTTCCTCTCTCGCTTGATTCTTAGCGGCACTTCCATCAGCAATCATTCTATCTTCTTTTTCATATCTACCCATTTTTTTCGTATTAGCGTCTGCAAGAGCACCGATAGTCGATGGATCTCCCTTTACTGAATTAGCAGATAAAAGCAACGTCGCTTTTTTGTTACATTCAGGACACTTGACTTTATTTCTCTCATTTATTTTGGCGAGTTCTTCAAAGTCTCCACAATTCTCGCATCTGTAATCATAAAAAGGCATCAGGATATTTCTCCTTTACAACTTTATCTTCAA